GACACCATTACAATCACTGACGCTGTCGGCACTGCAAAAGTATATGTAGCTGGAGGATCGCAAGATACGAGCGTCGATCCGCCTCAATGGAATGCCTCCAACACCACAACAACACAGGTTGATTCGTTGCAAGCTTGCATTGAATCTGCGAATGGCCACAATGGAACGATTGTGGTCAGTCAAGACGGCACTGGCTTAATAATGACTTTGACACAGGCCACGCCCGGCGCCGGCGGAAACACAACTATAACTTCCAACGGCCCAACCTCCGGCCAGCTTACTGTAGCCGGCTTTACCGGTGGTGCAAAGGGCGTCAGGGTTGATGACGATATGACGAACTCTGATGCAACGTGGGTTTCACCAGATATTAATTTTATTGCCCCGAGAGCATACGCCCATGGAGCTGGTGGACATACTACTGCTATCGTTACCACACCCAATATGACAGCTTCCTTCTTATTCCCCAAACTTCCTCTGAAGCTGCAGGGCACACAAGGAAATCTTCCGAAGCCCACTATGCAATATTGGGGCATTGATATGGCTAAGAGCGGTTCGGTTAAACATGATCCCAGCCTGACAGAACTTCTTAGACCAATAGGTACTGTCGGTCCGGACGTTTCAGATAGCGCTACTGCTCTGGAACACATGTTTGTGTTCTCGCTAGACAACCTTCAACTGACAGGTTCTGTTGGTGCTTCGTACCAATCAGGCTCGCGAGCAAACCCCGTCGTCGCACATGCCTCCATCACCGCCAACAGTGGCTATAGCGCATTGCTGACTGGAAGTACCTTAGGTTATAATAGGTTCACCACCGTTTTCCATGGCGGCTTCGATGGGTTTGACATTACAGAAAAAGATCCGTTTAGAAATACTTTTATCACTGCTAATGGCTCTGACACTAACAACTACGCTTTCTATTCTATTAAGAGAGCGATTGACAGTGTTAGAGATCCGGAAGTAGCAGACATCAATCTGGCTACAATTCCTGGAATTACGCAACCGACGCTTACTGAGCATCTCATTACTATTTGCGAAGACCGTGCTGACGCACTGGCTATCATCGATCTTGAAAAAGATTATGTACCTCCGCACGAGAACGAGAGTTCGGAAGCGGATAACAAGCCAGATGTTAATTTGGCGGTTAACACGCTCAAAGGCCGACAGATCAATTCTAGTTACGGTTGCGCTTACTTCCCATGGGTCCAAATTAGAGACACCATTAGTAACGTTATACTATACGTTCCACCTTCTGTTGTCGCTTTGGGCACGATGGGCTCGAGCGAAGCGGCACGCGCAGCTTGGTTTGCACCAGCTGGCTTTACTCGCGGCGGCCTGACGACTGGTGCAGCTGGACTTCCAGTGACAGGTGTAAAGATGCATCTTTCATCTGACGATAGAGATAAACTTTATGCGGCAAATATTAATCCAATTGCCTCGTTCCCAGCAGAGGGCATTGTAGTATTCGGACAGAAGACACTACAAGTAACAGCATCTGCATTGGATAGAATCAATGTTCGACGCTTGTTGATCTTTATCAAGAAGCAAGTCTCGAGGATTGCCGCAACCACCCTGTTCGAACAGAACGTTGTAGCGACGTGGAATGGCTTTAAAGGCCAGGTTGAAACGTTCCTCTCCAATGTTAAAGGCGGATTAGGTTTGACCGATTTTAAGGTTGTTTTGGACGAGACTACAACGACACCAGAACTGGTCGATAGAAACATTATGTACGCTAAGGTATTTTTGAAACCTGCGCAAGCAATTGAATTCATTGCCTTAGATTTCATCATCACAGATTCAGGAGCTTCTTTTGACGATTAGTTAAGAAACTTTTGATAAGTAACACTATTTAATATAGGTATTTAAGGAGAAATAAAAATATGGGATTTTGGACAGACAGTACTTTGGAGCCAAAAAGATCACACCGGTGGTTATTTTTCGCTAGAAACTCTCAGCTGGAATCATTTGTAATTAAATCAGTAGATAAGCCAGGTTTCTCTATCAATGAAACTTCTCATAATTTTTATGGACATTATTTTTATTATCCCGGTCAATTGACTTGGGACGAGATTAGTGTTACCCTTGTTGATCCTGTTGATCCTGATAGTTCACATGCATTGATTAAAGCTTTAAATAGATCTGGTTACAGGCCACCATCTGAACAACACAAGGAAGGTAATTTGTTTACCATCTCTAAAGCGGAAGCGGTAGATGCCTTAGGTCCTCGTATTCAAATCGAGCAACGCGGTTCTGGAAATGAAAAGCTTGAAACTTGGAGTTTTATCAACCCATGGATCAAGAGTGTTAAGTTTGGCAGTCTGGCTTATGACTCCGATGCGATGCTCGACATTTCAGTATCAATTCGTTATGACTTTGCAGAATTTGAAAAACACTAAAAGTTTAACATACAAAAAAAATCTGTTATAATAGTATATGAATGAGGTAAACTATGACAGCTAGAAATAATGAGGATAGAACAGGAGCAATGTCCGCTTCTCCTCCTCCTCCATCTCTTGAACAACCAAGAGTTCAAAATGAATCAACTTTTAGTTTTACTACACCTACGGAATTTGTAGAACTACCTTCCTGCGGCAAATATTACCCCAGTGAAAACCCCTTGTATGGTATCGACACTTTAGAAATTCGATACATGACAGCAAAGGATGAGGATATATTGACCTCTAGATCTTTACTTAAGAAAGGGGTGGCAATTGAAAGGATGTTGGAAAATATTCTTGTCGACAAAAATGTTAAAGTTGATGACTTGTTGGTCGGAGATAAAAACGCTCTTATCGTTGCAGCTCGAGCAACAGGCTATGGCGAGGACTATGAAACCAAAATCACTTGTCCAGCGTGTACTGAAACCGTAGATTACACATTTGATTTAACCGAAAAAAAAATGAATGCTGGTGGCGGAATTGAAGCATACAACGTCAGAGAAACAGAAAGCGGTACGTTCATAATCGAACTTCCAATATCCAAAGTCAGTCTAGAAGTACGGTTTCTGACTGGTGCCGACGAGAAGAAATTGGCCCAGATCGCCGAGAGAAGAAAAAAACATAATTTATCAGAAGCTGTTTTGACAGATCAGTTTAGGTTGATGATTGTTTCTGTCAATGGTGATAGTGCAATGGAGACAATTGGTTCGTTCATCGATGCAATGCCGGCTCAAGACTCCAGACACTTTAGGCTTATGTACTCAACAATAATGCCGAACGTTGAATTGAATCAATCGTTTACATGTTCTTCGTGTGGATACGAAGAGGAGGTAGATGTCCCGTTTACTGCGGACTTTTTTTGGCCTAGACGATAGTTACATCGAATCTGTTTACGAACAGTTCTTCTATATGAAATATTATGGTGGGTGGAGTTTTACAGAAGCATACAATCTTCCTGTAAAAGTGAGGAACTGGTTTGTCAATAAACTGACAGATCAATTGAAGATGGAACACGATGAAATGGAAAGCGCCACTAAAAGTAGTCAAAAGCAATACAAATAACTAATTATATGTGACACTTTTGGAGAACAACAATGAAGAACCTTCGCGAAGAAAAACTCTCTACGGTTATAGAAATCGATCTGAGCGCAGCTCGCTGCGGAAAGCTTAACGAGAACTATCTAGAATCCTTTGGCGCACAGGTTGCAATTGCCTTAGAGAGAATACTGGCTGGAACTGGTGGAGCCCTCAATCTTACCGGCAACAAATCAGAAATTCAATCCTTTGTAGATGCTCTGACTTCTGAAGGCGATTACATTGGCAAGTATCAACAGTTTGGGTTGAGCAATCCTAATACTTTGCAAAGTGCCAGTAGATTGAATAACGCAGTACAACAGTTTGAAGCACAAACAGGCCTAGTCTGGCCTTTAAAATAAGGAGTATCTAAATGGCTGAAGGAACTCCAGATCCAGCTCAACTTGCACAGGTAAACGATCTCCAAAAAAAGTACATGGCCGGCCTTAATGAGCAAGTCAAGGTTCAGCAGAAGATTCTTGCGTTACAAGGCAAAGAAACAGGCGCCTATTCGGCTGCGCTAGCTAGACTGCAAGCCCTCACAAAAGAACGTCAAGAGCTTATCAGATTGTATCAATCCGGAGATACGATACTACAAGCCGAACAACAGAAAATAGAGGCCATCATGGCATCCTCCCGCGCCCTCGCCCAAATGACCGGGGAAGAAATTGCGAACCTGCAAAACAAGTTAGGTATAATCAAACAAATTCAGGCCATGACCACAAGTGTGCGAGATCAACAAGCCCGCGTACTCTCAGTACAAGCACAATCGACCATTGAGTTGGGAAAGCAAGCCGCGGCATTTCAGGGCTTGTCAAGCAAGTTAGGTGGTTTAGTTGGTATCGGCACCAACTTTAATCAAACTGTACTTGGTGGTATGGCCAATGCGGTTGGCGGCATTGCTCACCAATTACAGAGTATATTGGGCAGTTATCGAAACATCGGAAGTTTAGCCGGCCCATCCGTTGCTGTTGCTAATAAGGCGATGGGGTTTTGGGCATCCGCTACTGAACAGTTGATGGTGGTACAAGATAGTTTACGTGCTAAGTTTTTTGCTTCTACGGGCGCATCTGATAGGTTTGGGGGATCTGTTATACAATCATCCACCGCTTTGAAGAATCTGGCTCTGGATGCCCGCGCAGCTGGAGCTGCAGCTCAGGCACTTTACAATGGCCTAACAATGTTCAAGGGGGCTTCTGAAGGCGCGAGGACAGAGTTAACTGTTTTCGCCGCAAAACTTAGTGAAGCCGGAGTTGATGTAAGATCGACAACTAGCTATTTGCAAACAATGACTCAGACCTTGGGAATGGGCAGACAGCAAGCGATACAAGCCACAAGCTCTTTTGTCAATTTAGCACAGTCCTTACAACTGAATGTCAACTCTGCCTTACAGCAGGCTAATCAATTGATGCCTCAATTAGCTAAATATGGGCAGCGTGCTACAACTGTTTTGGCCGGCCTAGCTGCGCAAGGAAGAGCTACTGGCTTAGCCATGACTACACTTTTTGGTGTCGCGGCACAGTTCGACAGATTCGAATCTGCTGCTAATGCTGTTGGTAGGTTGAATGGTATTTTAGGTGGACCCTATCTTAATAGTATTCAAATGGTTTATGCGACTGAGCAACAGAGATTATCACTGCTGCATCAGACATTACAGGCCTCTGGTCGAACGTGGGAATCTTTGAGTAGGTTTGAAAGGCAAGCCATGGCATCAGCAGCAGGGTTCAGGAGCGTTGGAGACGCCGGCAATTTCTTTAAGGCCTCTCTTAGCGCAGCCACAGCAGAAATGGAAAAAGCTCGAGCAAAACAAGAGCGACTAGAAGAGGCCGGCCGCCGAACAAAAGATATATCCGACCGCCTTCGGCTTTCATTTATGACGCTAGCCACTAGTATGGGTCCGTTGCTTAATAAGATCATAGGGCTGGTCGATGGCTTTGCTAAATTTGCAGCAACCAGCCGCGGCCAAACGGTGGTGGCAGTAATGTCTGCGGTTGGAGTTTTTGTCAAGTTGCAACAGGGCCTAAGAGCAGTCACCGTAGCATTAATAGGAGCAAGAGCCGCGGCAGGCCCCCTCAACGCTGCTATGACAGCTTTGGCATTGGGAGGCACAGCCTTATTTTATCGTGAAATGGTAGAAAAGAAAAGCTCTCCTAACCTTGTTAATGCGACTCAAATGTTGGCCGGCGGCCTGCAACAAGTTGGAGGCGCAGCCGTTAGCGCGTCAGGAATGATATCGAGATCTGGCTTAGTGCCACAACTGTCTGCGTTGGCAGGTGCTATGAAAAAT